AGAAGCCCGCGAAGGGCGACCCGACCCCAGCGGACATCGCGGCACGCGCTGCGGCGATCCGCAAGGGTAAGGGCCAGTAAGGTCTAGACCCTAGACGCCCTCACTCGCCCCCGGGTCGCTATGGAGCGGCTCGGGGGCTTTCTCATGGGCGCACCGAAAAATTTATCGGGCCGCTGTCATCACTACTGTCATCAGGCCCGGTCGATTCCAGTCGATTCCAGCCCGCAACGGCCCCAGTTCAATCCCAGTTCGCTGTCATCACTACTGTCATCGCGGGCCGTCCCCAGTTAGACACGCCAAGGACCGACCCCAGTTGCCTTGGGTTGCCAGTCGTGTTCGTTTCTGTAATCAGAAACAACCTGTCTAGGGTCTAGACATCCCTTTAGTTATACCCTAGGTATCCTTATAAAGACCTCTATAAGGATCTATACAGGATTAGAGATAAGACTAGTAGAAGTACTACTTAAGTCAACTCTTTAGTTACTGTAAGGTATCCAACCTGTAGACCCATAGGTAATCCAAAGTTTACCCTCACTATTCTTGGGGTCTTGACATGGTCATTCCTTTCTGATACCATTCCGTTGTTGGAGATTGTGTTCATTGTGAACCCACTCTTCAGCACCCTCTGTCTAGGGTCTAGACAGTTTCCACCGAAAGGAAAGCCATGAAGACTTGGATGAACCTGATTGCCCGTGATCTGTGGGTTGCCGCTCTGCGCTCCGGGAAGTACAAGCAGGGAACCAACACACTGGTCCGGACGCTTGATCCGTGCCTTGGCGTTGGTCCAATGGATGAGGGCACCTGCGAGTTCTGTGCCCTCGGTGTTCTCTGCGAGGTGTATTGCGATGAAGTCGAGGACATCAGGAACCGTAAAAACACATTCCTGTGGTCATACGGTAGGTTTGAGAACAAGAAGTTCCCGCCGTTGGAAGTGCTTGAGTGGGCAGGCATGACTACGGTCTTTTCAGATCATGTTGCCCGTGTGAACGACGACTACGGCGTTAAGTTTGACGAAATCGCTCTGATTGTCGAACACGCCACCAAGTGATCTATGGTCGGTGTCTAGGGTCTAGACGGTCTAGGCCCTAGACACCACCAAACTCAACCCGAAAGGAAAGCACCATGAAGCACTATGCGATCGCCACCGCAGTCATCGTCTCCGTCTTCTTCTTCACCCTGATGGACGCTAGCCCATGGATCACCGTGGGATTCGTCGGGATCTTCACCACCATGCTGGTGTTCCATTGCGACCGCCAAAACGAGCAGCAGACCAACTTGGAGGAGCGCATCGATGAGATGGCTTGGGCTGAAGAGCAGATTGCTCGTCTGAACAAGGGCGGGCTCATCGGGTCGGGCCCGGGGGAGGAAAATGCCGAGGACCTGATGTCGGCATGGGACATTATGAGTAACGACCTCAAGGCCCTGACCGAGCCTAAAAAGACCGAATGGGTCGTTTCGTGGAGCGATGTCATGGGCCGGGAACACACCTTCAAGGTCCCCGCATGGCATCAGGCCGAAGCCTTCGACTTGGCGGTGTGGTCCTACCAGTTGAAGCACAATATGTGTTCGCCCTTCGGCATGGGGGGAGGAGTGTACCAATGCCGGGTCTACCGCAGGGAAGAGACTCTGCCCTCGTTCGATCAGCACATTCGGAACTGCAATCCGCCCCAGTACATCGAACTGGAAAGCCACGATGAGCAGATGACCCGACTGACTGCGTACCAAAACGGAGTCGGATACCACCCCAAGGATTGTTGAGGCCCTTGACACGGTCCCCACTTGCTGATATTATTCCGTAAGTGGGGATCGTTTCTCCATCAACCCAACCTGTCTAGACCCTAGACACAACCGAAAGGAAAGCATCGTGCACAAGGAAATCGCATTCAAGTGGGCTTCGGCCCTTCGTGCTAGCCCGGAACTTCAGACACAAAATCTACTCGCAGAGGAGGGGGGTTTCTGCGCGCTTGGAATGCTTTGCAAGGTCTACTGCGACGAAGTTAAAGACATCTCCGGAAAATGCGTTGATGGGTACATCATCGGCTTTTGGGATATCAGCGAAGCCGATCCAAGCCGCACCGCAGTTCTTCAAAACTTGGATGTTCCAAACGAAGTGATCCTGTGGTCCGGGATTGGACCTGTCGCTTGCAGACATGTTGCTCAAATGAATGACGGCAGTCGTAAGTATGTCGATATGCCGCGCACCTTCCCGCAGATCGCGGACTTCATCGAAGCCAACCACGAAACCCTGTGATGTCTAGGGTCTAGACAACCGAAAGGAAACCCATGCTTACTGTTCTGCAACCCGTTGCCCCCAAGTGGGCCGCAATCTCTGACGCAGCCAACCGTGCCTACGACTACATCGTCGAGTCAGGCAACAACCCAGTACGGTTCAACTACCCCAGCGGTCTACTGACCAAGCCCGGAGCCAACACCAAGTTGTCCAAGGCATCGCCCCTGCCCATTTGGGGGCTGACCTTGGCCCCTGCGGGGGCATCGGGGTACCAACTGTGTCCATGGCGCAGCCCGGAGTGCGAAGCAGCCTGCCTAGGGATCACCGCTGGGCGTAGCAAGTTCTCAAATGTTCAGCAAGCCCGGATCAACAAGACCCGGTATCTCATGGAGGACCCACTCAACTTCTACTGCGAGTTGTTCCATGAGTTGCAGACCCGAGCCCGCCGTGGGGGTAACTACGCCATGAGGTGGAATGTCCTATCGGATATCCCCATCGAAGCCGTGTGTACCCGTGCCCTGAACCTGCCCACGGTCAACTACGACTACACCAAATCGTATCTACGGGCATTGGCTTCGTTGTCCCGGAAGAACTACAGGTTGACGCTGTCTTACTCCGGCCACAACTTGGAGGAGTGCCTCGACTACTTGGATCGTGGGGGCAATGTCGCCATGGTCTTCAGGGACATTCCGTCTACATGGGATCGGTTCCGTGTGGTCAATGGTGACGAATCCGACGCTCGTTGGACAGACCCGCAGGGTTGTATCGTGGGCCTGAAGGCCAAGGGCAACATCAAGGATTCAGTATTCGTTATGAATCGTTCTCGCGTCTAGACTCTAGACACCACTCTCTCCTCTTTTCTGAAAGGAACCCACAATGGGAATGGATCAGACACTAACTGCGTACACCCCGTCCGGAAACTTCCAGATGCACCTCCGCAAGGCGTACTGGTTGGACTCATGGCTCAAGGGACAATGTCCCATGGGCTACAGCAGCGACGGCTGTTGGGCCAACTGCGAGATCACCCCGGGGCTCATCATTGAGTTGCGTCGGGCCGTGTGGGATGACTACTACAACGGCGAATTCAAAGATGGCCCATGCTTGCAAACCATTCAGGCTATGGGATGGTTGGAGGCACACGATGCCATGGGCCACACCATCAAGTACCACATGGACTGCTGAACCGTCTAGACCCTAGACACAACCGAAAGGAAACGACATGAACTACATCCCATCATCAAACGACAAGGTGCATTGGTATCACAACGCCGTCGGCCAGCGGATTTACTTCAGGAACGGATGGGCAGTTTCCATAATCCCCGGCTGCAATGGGGACACCATGGAGTGTGCCGTGATCCCGCCATACGATGGTGAAATGGATATCCAACTGCGGACACCCGATGAACTGCCCGTGTTCCTTGCCGGAATCCAGTCCCGCACCATCGAACCAATGACTCTGTCGGCCAACAACACCTTCACGGACTGACCAATGACCAACGACACCGAAAACTTTGAAGTCATCGATATCACCCCAACTTGGGAAACCGCTGTGCGAATCTATCTTCAAGTTTTGCGACCATCTTGCAAGCCCGAGGTGCTGCAAATGGCTACCGAGGATCTGCTGATGCTTGCCCGTTCCCAAGACAACGCCATTGAAGCAGCCAAGAAGAAGACCGCACAAACCAACGCCTCTTGACACCAGCATTCGTTTCTGTTAACATCTGTCTTGGTGGGGAATGTTTCCTCACAACCAGTTCTCAACCCCGTCTAGACTCTAGACACTCGAAAGGAAAGTGAAATGGAAATCCCAGTCAGCATCGTCCTCTCCCCCGAAGCACTCGCTAGCCTCCGGGGACCCACGGGTCCGACCCTGTTCGACAAGTCCGAAAGCATCAACAACCTGACCGACAACCCAGACTTCATCAGCGAAGTCGCCAGTCGGATCCACCCCCGGGAAATCGCGGATCACATCGACACCGACGATCTCGCTGAACAAATGTGCCGCAAGGTCGAACTGGACGCTGGCGAAATCGCGGGCTACATCGATGTCGAGTCCGTTGCGGGCTACATCGACCCCGAAGAGATCGCAAACCACTTCGATGCAGACGACATCGCCTCACGCATGGACATGGACGATATTGTCGAGTCCATGCCCATGGGCCGTCTGGCTAACGCCTTGGCGAAGCAGATCGTGGAGAACCCCGCGCTGCGTGAAGCGTTGGTCGAAGCCTTCATCAACCGCCTGACCCACAGCCTGCTCCCCAAGAGCAGCACCTAAACCTTTCGGTGGCTGGGCCGCGCATAGCCGAAGCAACGCGGTTTCTCATCGACTTGACACAAGCAAAGGAATCCACTAGTATACATCAATGGAATCAGAAAGCCCATGTACCGTTTCCGATGCCCTGAACACCGCGTGGGTGGGATGGGCAAAGGAAGATCTCGCCGTGTCCTACTACTGGGGCCTAGTGGCCCTCCATACATCCGAGTCGTTTGGCCTGTACTTGACCGATTCGGAAGCCGTGTTTCTCTCTGTCGCAACTTCTAACCCGCCCGAAGCAACCGTCTAGACCCTAGACACAAACCTTCAAGGAACTGCAATGTCCAAGACCTTCACCACCGTGTCCGACCTCTCCCGCATCCAAATGCCCGCTGCTACCCGCACTTGGCAACCTGTAAGTCAGGTTCAGTTGTTCAACACGATGTGCAACGCCGTTCGTGAGCGCGGCTTCACCATCACGACCGAGTCGCATCAGATTCACCGTGGGAAGCCCGTGTTCATCTCCAAGGTGGAGATCACGGCTCCCCGGTTGCCCGGCCAGCAGGAGATGTCGTGGAACATTGCCTGTATGCAGTCTTGGAACAAGACCATCCCAGTCAAGTTCCTGTTCGGTGGTACCGTGTTCGTCTGCACCAACGGAATGATTGTGGCTGAACACATTCTCTCGACCAAGCACACGACCAATGTGTGGCAGCGTCTTGAGCCTATGATCGACCACACCATCGACCTCTTTGAGGCACAGGTCAACAAGACCTTCGGCTTCTATGAGGACATGAAGACGGTGCGCGGTACCCACAGTACGCTGTGCGACTTTGCGGTGCGTGTTGCCGCCAAGGACTACCTGCCCAAGACCCAGATTCTGGACCTTGTGCAGGAAGCGGAGAACCCGTCGTTCGACTATGGGACAAACGCGGGTTCGGTTTACAACATCCACGCCGCCTTCACGCACCTCCTGAAGAAGGCCAACCCTCTGGAGGCCCCGAGCCGCTTGTTGGGCTTTGAGCGCGAACTCAAGGACCACTACGAGTTGGCTGCGGTATAATCCACGGAGGCCCGGTTCGCCGGGTTCTCCTTTCCTTTCGGCCCCCGGTGTCTCCTTGGAGATGCCGGGGGTTTTCTTTTGCCCCGATATTGTCTAGACTCTAGACACGATGCGACAAGGAAAACTCGACAAGGAAATGGTTGAACTGGGCAAGCAGCGGTACCGCAACAGGTCCGACAAGGCGACCACGATTGCCGCCGAGAGCAACACCATCCCCGGTCGGATGATGCTGAACCGCTGCACCACCGAACTGACCAAGGCGTTGGCCCTGTGGCTTGCCAAGGCTGGCTCCAAGGCTGGACGCAAGCACCGCTGTCATCAGTTCCTGTCGAAACTCCCCGAGGAGAAGTCGGCAGTCATCGCCTCCAAGGTAGTCATCGACGCACTCAGTCAAGAACGGATGCTGACTTCGACTTGCATCGCCGTCGGTCGCGCTATTGAAGACGAGATCCTGTTGCAGGACTTGGCTGAAAACGACCCCAACTTTCTGAAAGACATCCAGAAGAAGACCTTCAAGAGTGTGGGTCAGAAGTTCAAGCGTCGGTTCGCCCGTGAAGCAGCCAAGGCCGTCAACCTTGTGACCCAAAGGTGGGCCAAGGCTGATGCGTTGTCGGTTGGTCTATTACTGGTGGAGATGCTGGCTACGCACACCGGGATCATTGAGATCCTGACCAAGTTGAACGCCCGTGGCCGTAGGTACTGCATCGTTCAGCCCTCCAAGGACATCCGTGAGTGGATCAAGAAGTGCCACGAATACCACGAAGGTCTTGAGCCGATGTTCCTGCCCACGATTGAGCGTCCGGTTGACTGGACCAATCCGTGGATCGGCGGCTATGCATCCTTTGAGTGGAAGCCGAGGCCGCTCGTCAAGTCCCGCAGTCGGTCCTATCAGGAATCGCTGGCGACTTCGCTGTCATCAGATGTGTACGACGCAGTCAACACAGTCCAGAACACCGCATGGGTGGTTGACTCTGAGTGTCTTGAACTGGTTCGTGAGTGCTGGAAGGAAGGCTTGACCATCGATGGTCTGCCCCCAAGCCGCGATGAGGAACTGCCTACTAGACCAGTCGATATCGATACCAACCAAGAGGCCCGTCGATCGTGGCGCAAGGCTGCGGCCAAGATCCACTTCTTGAATGAGTCGTACGAGTCACAGCGACTGCTGACTCTCAAGTCGTTGTTCGTGGCCGACAAGATGGCCGAGCATCGACACATCTTCTTCCCACACCAACTGGACTTCAGGGGTCGTGGTTACCCGCTCCCGCTGTTCCTGCATCCCCAGTCGGTGTCCTACTCCAAGGCCATGCTCCGGTTCGCCAACGGCAAGCCTCTGGACACCGATGATGCAGTCAAGGCTCTGTATATTCACGCAGCCAACAAGTGGGGCATCGACAAGGAAACCACCACAGCACGGGTGAGTTGGGTGGAGCGCGTCCGCAACGACATCATGGACATCGGCAGGGATCCGTGGTCCAACCGTATGTGGCTACAGGCTGATGAACCATTCCATTTCGTGATGGCTTGTCGAGAGTTGGCTGGCCTGTGGAACGAAGGATCCAAGTTCGTCAGCACCCTTCCGATTGGCATGGATGCCACCACACAGGGCTTGCAGATCTATTCGATGCTACTGCGAGATCCTGTGGCTGCTACTGCGACCAATGTTCTTCCAAGTGCGAAGCCAAGCGATCCCTACGAGGCTGTGGCACGGGCTGTGATTGCTCGTCTACAGGCCAGCAACACCGAACTGGATCAGCACTTGCTGCGACTGGGGATCGACCGAACGACCACCAAGCGTCAGACCATGACCCTGCCCTATGGGCTTACGCTGCACTCATGCATCGGCTACACCCGTGAATGGGTCGAGGATCGCCTGCGTAAGGTGGACAACCCATTCGGTCTGGAAACCTATAAGCCCATCGCTTATCTAGGCAAGATCGTCTGGGAATCCATCGGTGATGTCGTTGGTTCTGCCCAGCGAGGCATGGACTTTATTCGTGGTTGCATGGCTGTCCTGATCGACCACGATGTCACTCCATGGTGGGTGACTCCCATCGGCTTCCCTGTGAAGATGCGGTACGAGAACTATGACACCGTCACCGTGTCAACCCGCATCGGGGCCAAGGCCAAGGTTCTTTCGCTGCGACAAGAGAACGGTCGCCAGTCCAAGCGCAAGGCCATGAACGGTGGACCCGCCAACCTGATCCACTCGCTGGACGGCTTTGGCGGGCTTCTGGGACACACCGTGAACATGGCCCGGGGTCGAGGGGTATCCTCCATTGGAACCGTCCACGATCAGATCCTGTGCCTTGGGGCGGACTACAAGACCATGTCCCGGAGTGTCCGCGAGGCTACCGTTGAGTTGTTCTCCCGGGACCTGCTTGCTGAGTTCCATCAGGGGGTCTTGACACAACTACCGGGTTCTGCTATAGTACCTGAAGTGCCAAGGTATGGTTCCTTGGACATCACGAAGGTACTGGACTCCGAATACTACTTCAACTGAAGTGTCTAGGGTCTAGACAAAGGAGACTCTCCAAATGCAGAAGCGTAACTTCATCAAGTTCACCAGCCCCATCGGTACCGCTGTGTACCCCCGCCTGAACACCCCGGACACCAAGTTCGACAAGGACGGTGTGTACAGCGTGGACCTCGACCTGACCGATGGCAAGCCCACCAACGAGTTTGTGGCGGCGATCCGCAAGGCTGCGGACGAAGCCTACAAGGCCGAGTGCGAGAAGCGCGGTGGCAAGAAGTTGAAGCGGGCCGAACTCCCAATCAAGGAGAACGAGGACGGCGGTCTGCGGATCAAGTTCAAGTTGAAGGCCAAGGCCGGAAACGAAGAGCGTTCGTGGGCACAGAAGCCCATGCTGTTCGACGCTCAGGGCAACCCGCTCCAGAACCCGCCCAATGTCGGCAGCGGTTCAACGATTCGTGTCTCGTTTGAACTGATCCCGTACTTCACGGCCATGGTAGGTGCTGGTGTTAGCCTGCGGATGAAGGCGGTGCAGATCCTTGATCTCAAGGAGTACACCCCCGGCGATTCGTTCGACTCGTATGGGTTCAAGGCCACGGACGGCTTTGTGGTTTCCTCCCAGTCGGATTCCACGGCCACTTCGGATACGGAAGACGAGTCTGACTTCTGATGAAACTGGTGTTGTGGGTCGAACCTGTTCCGGCTAGCCGTCCGCGTGTTTCACGCAAGGGCTTTGCCTACTACAGCAAGTCCTACAACAAGTTTCGTCAGGCTGCAACGACAGCCCTTGGTGCCATCAAAAAGCCCAAGGGCTGTCCGATGCAGGGATCACTAGCAGTCAAGGTCGTGTTCTACTGCAAGCGTCCCAAGAATCCAGCCAATCCATATCCTATTGGAGACATCGACAACCACCTGAAGTCCATCCTTGATGCACTCAATGAGTGGGCTTGGGCTGACGATGTCCAGATCGTGAAGATTGAGGCCGTCAAGCGGTACTCAGATCACCCAAGAATCGAAGTGGAATGGGAAGAACACCATGTCGAACCGGAGCGAATCAGAGTTCGTCCAACATGAACCATGCCCGCAATGCGGGTCCAAAGACAATCTAGCAAGATACAGCGACGGCCACGGCTATTGCTTTGGCTGCAAGCATTACGAACCAGCCTCCTCAGACGGACAGAATCAAGCCGTTTCAGAAGGACACAAGAAAGGAAAGGATTCCATGATTGATATCGAATTCACCTCGCTGAAGAAGCGTGGGATCAGCGAAGACACCTGTCGGATCTGGTCTTACGGCGTAGGCGAGTACTCAGGTCAGCCAGTCCAAGTCGCCCAGTACATCAAGGATGGAACTGTGGTGGCTCAGAAACTCAGGTTCCCCTCCAAGGACTTCGTGATCCTAGGGGAAGCCAAGGGCCTCCCGTTCTACGGCCAACACCTGTGGCGTGACGGCGGCAAGATGGTGACGGTCTGTGAGGGCGAAGTCGATGCCCTGACGGTGTCCCAACTGTTCCAGAACAAGTGGCCTGTGGTGTCTGTACCAACGGGAGCCTCTGGAGCCCTCAAGTCATTCCAAAGCAACTTGGAGTGGCTGGAAAAGTTCGACTCAGTCGTGATCCTGTTTGATGATGACGAGCCGGGACGCAAGGCTGCGCGTGAGTGTGCCATGCTGCTGACCCCCGGCAAGGCCAAGATCGGAACGGTCAACGGCTTCAAGGATCCCAACGAGGCACTTCAGAATGGCGAAGGCAAGCGAGTTATTGATGCGGTCTATGGTGCAAAGGCTTACCGTCCTGATGGGGTGGTCCTTGGTTCCGATCTGTGGGATACAGTCAATACTGAGGATCGAAATGAATCGGTTCCGTATCCGTGGGCTGGACTGAACGACAAACTGTTGGGTATCCGGCAGGGCGAACTGGTGGTGATGACGAGCGGTACAGGCATCGGCAAGTCTTCTGTGTGCCGTGAACTGATCTGCCACCTGATCCGCTCCCAACAGAAGGTCGGCCTGTTGATGCTGGAAGAGTCGATCAAGCGTACTGCCCGGAACCTGATGGGCATTCACCTGAACACGCCTCCCTACTTCTGGGTTGACCGCGAGGTCACGGAGGAACAGAAGCGGGAGGCTTTCGCGGCCACGGTTGCCAAGGTGGTTCTCTTTGACCACTTTGGCTCCGTGGACCCCGAAAACCTGTTGGCCCGGATGCGCTACATGATCAAGTCGTGCGGCTGCAAGTACATCTTCCTAGACCACCTGAGCATCGTTGTGTCGGGGCTGGGGGATGGCGACGAGCGGCGACTGATCGACAACGCCATGACCTCCCTGCGGTCCCTTGTCGAGGAGACTCAGGTGTCTCTGTTCGTGGTCAGCCACCTACGCCGTCCTGATGGCGACCGTGGGCACGAAGAGGGAGCCACCACCAGTCTGGCCCAGTTGCGTGGTAGCCATGCCATTGCACAACTGGCCGACGCTGTAATCGGGCTGGAGCGTAACCAACAGGGGGAAAACCCCAACGAAGTCCTACTGCGGGTCTTGAAGAACCGATTCACGGGGGACACGGGTCCTTCGGGAATGCTTCGGTACTTCAAGGAAAGCGGTAGGTTGCATGAGATCGAAATGCCAATGAACGAGGAGATCTAACCATGAAGAAAGATGGAATGCCAGATTCGGACTTTCTTCGGTCGCTTGCGTACAACGACTACAACATCGATGGTCACCTTCTGGGTGACGGAGATCGACTGTGTGCTATCTCAGATCGATTGGAGTTGTTTGAGAAAACCGTTCAACAAATGCGAGAGGATATGCTCCACAATCTTGAATGCGCCCGCGCAGCGATCTCACGCCTACACGCTGAAGGCATCGAGGCCCGCAAGGAGCGCGACGAGGCGAGGCGGGAACTGTGCAGGAATGAGGCTAACCATCTACCAACGATGGCCGATCCGCACAGAGAAGCAAGGCGGCGTGGATGGGACTGCTTCAAGGAGGAAACCAAGTGACCTTTCTCGACTACATTGTTATGGGTGCCCTAGTAGGAGGACTGATTACAGTCTTCGTGTTCGGACTGCTATTTATCTTTGCACTCCTCTTGGACTGCGACCTCATCAAGATCAACCGCTATGGACGATACAAGTAACCAACTACGAATCCTGCTAGCCAAGATGTTGCCCAAGTCTCCACCAGACGATTGTGTCCTTGTGTCTAGAGCCCTAGCAAGGCTTGAGGCTTTGGAGAACATGAACGACACCCTGCGACGGGCCTTGAAGTCGCTGGATCG